AGCTCTTTCAGTTGCAACAGTTAAATCAGCTGCTGAACCCTCTATATTTTTACCGCCTCTTCCGATTGTTAAATTGTTAGTATCAAATGTTCCCGATATATCAATAAATCTTATCAAATCACCAGCTGCTGGAGAACTTGGTAAGTTTAAAGTAAATGCGGCTGAACTTGTATCTACAAATATTCTATCACTTGCAGCTAAAGTATTACCATTATTTGCATTTGTTTTTGTTGCCCATGGATTACCACCACCTAGACCTGTCCAGACACTACCGTTATAACCTTCCCATGTAACTAGAGATGAGTTATATCTAATACCACCAGTTTTTAAAGCGTCACCTGTTGGTCTTTCAGCAGTTGTACCAGTTGGAGGTACAAAGTTACCTGTACCCATATTATCTCTTAATAAGAAACCTCTTACAGCTCTTTCTGTAGGTACAGCAGTATTTGAATCACCTGCTAATGTTTCGTCTGTACTAAATTCGTTAATAGTTGCACCTAACTCAGCACCAATAGAACCAAGTTGTAATTGACTTAATCCTGAAAGGTCAAATGCGTCTGCGTTAAGAGTTGCAACACCTGTTGATTGTTGAATTCTAAATAAATCACCTACTCTAAAGTCACCGTCTTGGTCAGTAGATGTAAAGTAAACACGACCACCATTTAATTCTGTAACTTCATCAGCTTGGTCAGCCGCTTGAGATGGACCGCCAGGATAATTTGAAGTTCCAATGTCACCTGTTCCTATACTTAGGAAGTCGTGACCTGTTAATCGAATGTTTGAAAATGATTGTGTAACTAGACCAACAGTATCGTCTGCTATTGCATTACTTGTAGTAACACTTTCTGTTAATCTAACTAATGCTGTTTCAGCAGTTGTGTTTTCTTCACTTACTGCTGATACTCTGTAATATTTTGAGTCGCCTGTAAATTTAATATTAGAACCAACTTTAATTACACCAGCAGCGTCTAAAGCTGTTGTATTAGCTTGAACTGCAATCAAGGCACCTGTTTGGTCTGTTAATGCACCACTAGTTTTTGTTTTGACTTGAAATGTTGTTGAGTTTTCTTTTGTAATAGTTAATGTTTCATTATTTGCAAAAGTACCTGTTATAGAATCAATGTGTATTAAATTTAATGAAATGTTAACTCTGAATATTGTTGCACTAGCACCTGAAGTACCACCTGTTACAGTAGCTGTACCTGAGCCGGATGTTGTTATTGAATTTACAATATCTGATTCTGTAGCAGCACCTACAAAGGTTGCTGGGTCATAAATTAATTGTTTACCTTTTGTTTTAATATTTACTGGTGACTCTGCTAATAACTGACCATCTGATACAGCACCTTGTTCTCCGTAACCAGATGAACAATTTAATGCTCTAATAAAACCACCTGATTGACTGTAAAAAGATTTATCTGTATAATAAGTAAATACAGAAACCATCTCACCACGGCCACCTGCAAGTGTATGAACACCTATACCATCTGAGTTGATTTGTGTAAAGTCATTACATAAAATTGATTTATTACCTGCACTATGTAAGTTACCATCAATTTGTACACCTGTAGCACCTGTATTTACAGACGAACAGTTTTGTATATATGGTGAAGTTGTTGAAATTGAACCTGTAGGGTCTAAAGATACTACAGCAGCCTTACCAGTACCACCAGCACCTGGTGTTCCTGTTAAACCTTTAAATGACATTGACACAATGTTTGTTGTATTATTACACAATAACATGTTTGAAGCGTCATTGTTTTCTAATGCTGTTACTGTATATACTACACTACCTGAACCACCACATCCTATTTGAGCAGCTGTTAATGTGATTGTTTCTGAACCTACGAAGCCATAACCACCGTGATAGATAGTTGAAGCTGAGTGAGCGTTACCTGATATTGTAACATTGACTACAAAACCTGCACCACTACCACTTGTAGTTGAAGAAGTTTTATAATTGTATGTACCGTTTGTAGCGCCTGAAATTGTTGAAGCAATCGAAACTGTTTTTACTTGATGACCTGTTCCTGTGTTAGGTCTAATTTCTGTTCCTCTTAAAGATTCACCTTGTACTGTAACTCCTGGTGGAACTCTTATAGGTAGTGTTTCTCTATAAACACCATTCTTAACATAGATAACATCACCAACTGAAGCTGATTTAATATTAAATGTTATGTTAGATGAACTTCCTAAACCTGAACCGGCAAGAGTGATATCATCACCGACTGCATGACCTGTACCACCATCTACTATTACGATTGTTGGTGTTGATGAACCGTCAGTTGTAATTCTAAAAGATGAACCTGTACCTGAACCAGTTGAAGATGTTTGATTTACAGTAAAAACACCTGGTGTTCCGCCTGTACCGCCTGCTATTGTATCAATATCAATAATATCACCTGAAGTAGCCTGTGATAATGCATAATAAAGTGTTTTATAAGGTAAATATTCTGTACCTGGATTTGAGTCTGAACCTGAGTTAGCAACATATTTAACATTACCTGCCTCAGCATTTGACCAAATAGGGTCTGAACCGTCAGTTGTTAAAACTGAACCTTTAACACCAATTGCTAATCTTTCTGCTTGAGAGGCGCCTTGTTTTGTTAAATCACCTCTTGTGCTCATTACTGCACCTGAATCACCTTGTGCTACTACTTGCCATTTAGCTGCGTCTGAATCTGGTGAAACATTTAAAATTCTGTCTTGTATTGCAACATAAGATGTTGCTGTTAATCTTACAACATCACCAATATTATATGTTGTTGAACTACTATAAGCCGCTCTGTAATTAAATCCTTCTAAGTTTAATGTCCAGTAAGATGTATTTACTGTACCATTTGTATTTGATGGATATTGACTGGTGTTGTTAGCAGTAGCAACATAGTTGTTACCACCGTATTGAATTGTATCACCAGTTTTGTAAGCTGTGCCATGTGAATATGCACCTAAAGCTTTAAAACCTGTAGTAATTACATCCCAATATGAATTGTCTGCTGGAGTTTGTCCTGAAGCTGGTGTTGCATTAATATAAACATATGAATAACCACCGTATGTTACGACATCACCATCTTGATAAACTGTACTTGAACTATAACTATCTTCAAACTGTAAACCCTCTGTAAATACTTCGAATTTGCTAGGGTCAAATGTTGAAGCGCCTGAAGTGTGTTGAGTTTTTGTTCTATATTGAAAGGCACCATATTTAACTAAGTCATTTAATTTATAGTGTGTGTTACCTGCCCAATCACCTTTGAAGAATAACCCCTCTGTGTGTAATTGCCAATATGAATTACCTAAATCTGTATAAAATGCTGCTGATGAACTGTTTGAAGTGTGATTTGTTACAGCAACATATGTGTTACCACCATACTTGGCTATGTCATCTACGACATAGGCAGTATTGATTGCCCAATCACCTCTCCATTTAAATTTTAGTCTGCCTAGTTTAAAGTCTGCCATGGTTTACCTTTTTAATATTACTATTTATACACCTTATACAGCGTCTTGGTAAGTTGTTGAGCTAGAAACTGCTGCTCCTGACTCAAAAGTATCAAAGTCATCACTTGCTAATGCTGTTCTTGTGATAGATTGATTAACTCTTTTTACCAAATCTCCATTACTATTTATAAGATAAGTTGTAGTAACATTGTCTGAATATTTAAATTGTTGATAGTTGTCTCCGTCATTATTTTTAAACCTTTTTGTAATTTGACCTATAGTTATAGTAGCATTATTGGCTGGTCTGATTGTAAAAATTAATCCAGTATCAACAATTTTATAGTCTGTGATGTTTGTTTGACGAACACCATTTACAAATACGGCTGCAAATTCTGATGGAATGTTATTATTATTAAGAGTGAAAGTTGTAGCAGAATTATCACCAGTAAAATACTGTATATTATATAATTCTAGTCTTTCTTCAACATAATCTGTTTGGTCTTTAGGAACTTCGTCCGTTTTACCAGGTTCATAAAAATTAGATAATTGTATATTAGTGGATTCAGAATTTGGGTCGACTGTAGATAGGTATAACATACCTTCTTTTGTTCTTTTTAATCCATTAAACTTTTTTAATTTTTCGGGATTATTTGTCGTTGTATATGCCATCTTACGATATCTCCAATATACTTACAAATGTTTCAATTTCAATACTTGACGAATCAGGTTGTGGTTCTGCATAAACTCTTAAAATATCACCTGCTTCTAAGTTAACAGGTTTATCAAGTGTCAAAGTATTGTCAACTGGTACCTCTAACTTTCTACCTATATGATAAAAAGTTGAGCCGCCATCTGTAGTTACTTTTATATTTACTTTTGCTAAATTTGTTGAACTTTTATTTGAGAGATATATTGCGTGAAGTACGGATTGAGTCCCACCTGGACATGTGTAAACATTACCCGTAGCGTCATCTAAAAAGCCTACGGTGTGTCCTTTATTTTTAAATGTACTAGCCATTTATTAACTCCCTAAAGCAATTGCGTATGCAACAGCTGTACCCTCTGAAGCTAACGGGTCGCCTGTTGTTGAACCGTCAGCAGTTAAATTTCCTGTTGTGATTACTGTACCTGATATATTAGGTAAAAGTATTGTTCTATCAGCAGTCGGCTCTACCACATTTAAAAAAGTTTCGTATGAGTTTCCTAAATTACCTTCAAAAGCTAAATTAGCACCTTGGTCTAAAACAATATCAGTAATTGTTGTATTACTATTTGATAAAACATTTTGTAATGTTACTGAACCTGCACCACCAACTTCTTTAACAACACCACCAGCTGTTTTAGTATAAAACTTACCATCTGAGATATTCATTGCCAATTCACCGGCAGTTAATGAACTTGCTGATGGTACGGCTTGTGCTGTTTCGCTTCTTTTTAACTTAATTACTGTTGACATTATTTACTATGTTTTCTAATCTGTTTAATAAGTTTATCTTTAGTATGTCTTTTGTCTAACTCAATACCAATTTTTCTTCCAAGTTTTTCTAACTCAGCCTTTGTTTGAGTTTTTAAATGTTTTAAATCTGTATTAATTTCCATTTCTTTAGTTAACACTAAAGGGTAGTCTAAATTAAAAAGATTCTTAAATTTTTTCCATAATTTCATTAGAATGAACCTCCATCAACT